CTGACACTTTGTCAGTTTGTCGTAATTACTAACCAACCAAAGAGGACTGTATCTACCTATGAACCTATACAAACGATTACGAGCACGCCGTACCAACGGCTACTGCACCAAGTGTCATGTCAACGGCATTGGCAAAAAGCGTGCTGCTTACGGGCATCTCATCTGCAAACCATGCGGTGAGGTCAAAGCCAAGGCCGACAGGAAGTCGTGGTGCGTGCTCACACTACACAAGCAGGGGCCGATGTTCTTCACTCCTGAGTACGCTAGGACAGCAGCCGTAGGCGCTAACAACAAGGGAGGTATTGTTCGATGAATAAGCCAAGAAAGATCAGCAAGGAAGAGTGGATGAAGTATTGCGACAACCTGACAGATGGTCAGAATGTCGGTGCGGTGGATGCCCTGATCAACGCTGCAAACCCATATATCTTCAACCCAAAGCGAGAGGGATGGGATCTGCGGTGGGAGATTGACCGGCTTGGAAAGATGCTAGAGAGCAGGGACAAAGAGATTGGCAGTCTGCGGTTCGACATCGCTGTACTCAAAGCCGAACTCAACGCAACGAGGGGGAGGCAAAATGGCTGAGATCGCCGAGGTTCTGCGTGCCTTGAACGGGGCACTTGGTCTGATCTGTATTGCGTTCTGCGTGTACTTTTTGGCTTGCATCATATCGGGAGGGGATGACAAATGAGGAACCCAACAGCGATGAGTGACGCTGAGTTACTCATGACCCAAGGGTTGTACAAGGAACTGATATCAAAAGGGGTGCGGGATGAAATTTATATCTCGCTTTTAGAGAAAGAGATAGTTAAGAGGGTCGAGATGGGTACTTGGCGTGGCGTGATAAAAAAGGGGGTGACAAGTGAAGGGACTGTTTAAGCGCACCTATATGTGTGGCATAGGCGGTATGAAGTGCCCATGTTGCGGTAAGCGCAAGGATCCAAGAGCACGACGGTTATACCATCGGCAAGCCAAACGACGGTTAGCCGAGCACATTAAACAATTGGAGAAATCAGATGAAAACTAATTGGTGGGTTGACTCAGGCATGGCTGCTCAGGCTGCCCAAGAGTTAGTGTGGTTCGTAGTAATAGTGGTTGTTGGTATCGGTATAGTAATTTGGCTAGATATGAGAAAGGATAAATAACATGACTTGGGGAAGAACTAGTTTGCCGGACAATCTGCCGGAGTTAGAGAACTATGCGGATGCTCTGTATCGGTATAGCAAGACCGAGCCTCTGCGTGCGGGGAAGGACAAGGGGCTTGTGCCGTTGGGTTGGAACCGGCGGTACAAGCGCAGTCAGATACTCAAGGTTGAAACCCTGCAGGGCAACGCCATTTTCTGCAGATTCCATAGAACCGATGTCGTTAAGTTTTACGAGAACGGCATGGTGGAGTTTGGGGTTGGTGGATGGGACTCGCCCACAACGCTTATGTTTTTGCAGGGTGTTTTTGGTATGGCTAAGTTTGCTAGGTACAAGGGCAAGATTTACTACAAGCAATTGAGTACCGGCAAATTCTTCCTTATTGGTAAAAATGGTCTGCGGATTGATGAAACCGGCACGCCCATAGACCCGACACCCGAGGTTGCCAAGGTATTGAACCGAGCGAGGTGGAAGGATCTTTTGCAGAAACTTAAGCCGTTCTCCGTATACGCATCTGATATGTCGAAACTTCTAGAGCCTAAATCAGGACATGAAATGTCGGGAGAGTTTGATGCCTTGGTGCGAACCTATGGAGAAGAGTATTGGCGCGGGCTTCTCCCCAAAGTCCAACCTAAATCGGCTAGTAGATTGGGGATTCCGTACTTGCCTATTTCTGCAAGGGAGATTCGGTACAACCGAAACAACATCGCGCAGTCGCGGACTGAGTTTATCAACCGAGTCTTGGAAGCATCGCAGACAAACGATGCCGAGAAAATGTATCCGCTTCTTTTTACGATACAAGCGAGTGCATCAGAGCAACGGTGGACAGGCAACGGCTATGTGTCCGAGTGTAGCCCTGACCGAGTTAGGAAGTATCTGATGGAGTTATTGAAGTTAGAGTTTTGTGAAGGCCTATTTGATGATGTTGTTCAACCATTGGGGGAATTCGTAGCCGATAGCAATGCAAAGTATTTTGTCAACCGAAAGACAACCTGACATCCCGTCAGAATGTCGCAATCAAATCATTTAAATCAAGAGGAAATTATTATGGAAATTCGTATGACATCAGAAGTATCTCTAGCAGAAGCCGAAGAATCTATCATTGCTTTTGGCAACGAGAATGCGGTGCATTTGGTAGGTGAGCCTGGAGTTGGTAAGACCGCGATGTTCGAGCGTATCGTAGAGCGCACCGGCTACAAGGGTGTGTACATGGATGTGCCGAATCTAGAGTTGGGCGAGATTGGCATACCGATGCCGAACCATGAGACTAAGACAACGAGCCTGTACCCCAACGACGCATGGGGGTTCCACAAGTCTGAGCCTATGGTGATCTTCTTAGATGAGTTTACTAAACCATCTAGCCAAGCGGTGCAGAACACCTTGCATCCCCTGCTCAACGAGAGGCGGATTGCTAACTTTAAACTGCATCCCGACACCATCGTGATAACGGCGGGTAACAACTCAAGCGACGGGGTGGGCGATAACTTAAAGGCACACTCGCTAAACCGCATTACTGTGATGCCGGTACGCAAGCCAACTGCAGAGGAATGGTTGGAGTGGGGTAGTCAGGGTGGGATCGCTCCCGAGATGTTGGCATGGGTCAAGGCTTATCCGCATGCTATGGCATCCTACCTAGATCCATCACAGGCTGACAATCCGTACATCTTCAATCCTAAGTTCCCGAAACGGTCATTCTTCTCGCCACGCTCAGGGCATCGTGCGTCAAACATCATCAAGAAACGCGACAAGATTTCCAAGAACGCTTTGATTGTTGGCTTGGTTGGCACAATTGGTGAATCTGCAGCGAGGGATCTAACCGCGTATGTTGATGTTGCTGATAGTCTACCAACATGGGAACAAGTGATGAATGACCCTGCCAATGCACAAGTCCCGACTTCCCCTGCTGCCGAGCCAACATCAGCAAGTGGTTCACTTACCTGAAGCGCACGCCGACTGAGTTACAGAGTGTGTTCTGCTTGTCTGCTACTAAGCACAGCGAGAAGAAGCAAGTGCTTATGACGAGTGGCGCATTTGTCGATTGGATGCGTGAGCATCAGTACTTGTTCTAATCATGGCTATCGAGTATGTGCTATATCAAGGCGATGTATGGGCTTTGTACAGACAAGATCACTTTGGTGACGACACTCTGTGGTTTGTTAGTGCAATCAATACCAAAGCGATATGGAATCGTTGGGTTCCCGCCAAAGACTGCATCGTACTTGACCCTGCATTGAATGTTTTATTTGAAAGGAAAGAAAATGGTTGAAATTACTACGCTGTTTGCAACGCTATCGATGTTCTTAGCGTGGCGTCTATATGTTGTTAGCAAAAGGTTTGACATGGTAGAGACTATGCTACGAGGAATCGTATCGGGAAGAGTTGTAATAACCCGCACCGAAGATGGTGTAGAAATGGAGTTGAAAGATAATGGCTAAACTAACTGCAGAGCAACGCATTGAGCGCACTCATGTGCAATTGATGCGGGAGAAAAACTTCTGCCTATTCTCAGGCGTGTTTATGATTGGCAAGGTAACCATCTCTGACAAAGTGCCTACTGCACGCACAGACGGGCGCAATGTCGAGTATGGTCGTGCATTTGTGGATAGGATAAACGACAAACAGTTGGCTTTCCTAGTAATCCATGAAGCCATGCACAAGGCATATCGGCACATGATGGTTTGGAAGAACATTGCCAAAGAGAACGCACGCTTGGCAAACATGGCGATGGACTATGTGATTAACTTACAGATCCAAGACTATGACCCACAGCGCATCACAGTCGAGATGCCTCAAGATGAGTTAGGTAATCCCCTTGGTCTTATCGATGAGAAGTATCGTGGTATGGATACCATGCAAGTCTACCAAATCCTAAAGAAGGAATGTAGTGATGGAGGTGGTAAAGGTGGTGATAAAGGTAAAGGTAATGGACAACCTGACAATTCGTCAGGTGGTCAAGGTGGTGACCCCCAAGAGTTTGACGAGCATGATTGGGAAGGCGCATCTGATATGTCTGAAGAAGATGAGCAAGAACTTGGTAAAGAGATTGACCATGCCTTGCGTGAGGGTGCGATCCTTGCCGGTAAGATGAAAGGCAATGTGCCAAGGGGCATCGAAGAACTACTGCATCCCAAGGTAGATTGGAAAGAAGCCCTGCGTGATTTTGTGAAGGCGCATACCAAAGGCTTGGATGAATCGACATGGCGCAGACCAAATCGTAGGTATCTTGGTGTGGACATCATCATGCCATCAACGATTGGGTTCAAAGCCGAGCGCATATCTATCGGGACTGACACATCGGGTTCGATTGGTGGAGAGATCCTTGGTAGGTTTCTAGGCGAAGCAAAACTTATCTGCGACGATGTTGAGCCTGAGATCATCGACATGATGTATTGGGACACCCATGTGGCACGACATGAGATCTATGCGGGTGCGGAAGTCAGCAACTTTGTCAACTCAACTAAACCTGCGGGGGGTGGTGGGACAGACCCAGACTGTGTTCCTAATTTCCTATTAAAGAAGGGAATCAAACCACAATGCATCGTGATGTTGACTGACGGGGTGTTCTTTGGTCACGAGACTACGAAGTGGGAAGAACTTGGTGTGCCTGTGTTGTGGTGCGTGGTAGGCAACAATGAGTTTAAGCCCAAGGTCGGGCAAGCCGTTTGTGTTGAATAAGGAGAGTGATATGAAACTAGGAAGCCTGAAGTACAACACTAAAACAGAAGAGGGAGAAGTAAAAATAGATTGGACTCAAATGCCCGAAGATGTTGTTGGGCTAGATCTGTTGTCTGATTGGATTGCAGACTTAACGAAGATATACAACCGAGAATTAAATAATGTTTTTTCCAAGAAAGGAAAGTGAAATGACCTACGCACCATTTAACCTAAGCACAAGCGCCATGCTTGTAGAACTAAACATCAGCAATTGGACTGCTAGGAAACTAGACAAGAAGGTTTCCGAGGAAGTCGATGCAAGCAAGGCAACCAAGACCCGCGCAGGGAACTACCACAAGAACTTACTTGCCGGTAGCCAAGCCCTTGATGCGGTGATTAAGTACACCAACAACGCACGCCTGTGGCATCACAAGCAGACGCTACCTTGGAGCGATTCGGGTTCGCGCATCATCACGATGGAGAACTTCTTGGACTACAAGGCGCAACTAAGCGAGTGCGAAAATAATTACAACCGCTTGGTTAACAACTTCCTAGTAGCCTACCCAACGCTAATTAGTGCAGCAGCGTTCCAACTTGGTGATCTATTTGATAGGAACGAGTACCCCGAACCCGACTTGATTGCCAAAAAGTTTCGGTTTAGTTATCTGTTCTCTCCCCTACCCAACGCGGGAGACTTCAGGGTAGACATTGGCGAGCAGGCTGCGAAGGAATTGGTAGACCAATACGAAAACACTTTCAACAACCGAGTACAGGATGCGATGAAGGATATATGGGACAGGGTTCACGACTGTCTGACACATATGTCAGATCGTCTTGCTGATAAAGAGGATGGGGAGCGCAAAGGCTTTCACAAAACCCTGCTGTCCAATGCGTCGGAACTAATTGACCTGATGCAGAAACTCAACATCACTAAAGATCCTAAGTTAGAGGCTGCTCGTAAGGATCTTTCTCAGGCAATCCTTGGGGTAGAGATCGATGAGTTGAAGGAAAGCACCCATGTGCGTAAGCATGTGAAGAGTCAGGTCGATGAGATCTTAGGTAAATTTGATTGGTAACCACAAAGGGATAGGTAACTACTATGATACACAAAGGTGAGAAATTTAAAGGCAACGAGGTTTGTCCTGAGTTGGAAATGCTAGTGCAGCAGTTGTTTGCTGTGATGCCGAATCTAGAGTTTTACGCTACCAACGCTGCCAACCTAGGATCAATTGGGGACGCCCGAAAGATCAATGTGTTTGATGTATTTAGCGGAGATCAGAAACTTGGTGTAGTAAGTTGGTATGAGAGTTACTCTAGAAGTAAGGGGCATTATTTTTCATACAGGATCTACTCTAGGAAGATTAGGAAAGAGCGGGGGGATGCCCATCTGAAAATGACGGGCAGCCTAAAGTCTGCGCTAAAGATTGCGGGGGAGGTATTTGTCAAAGATGCCCCGAATGTCTTGGCAGAAAAGTTTTATGAGGCGATGCGGTCAGAAATGAGTGGTCTAATCTACCATGCATCAAACGACATAGAGCATCGGTGCAGACCTTTTTTCCAAACGGCGTTTGCCTATACAGTTAGCGTAATACAGGGAAGCCCCGTGCCCATAGATGCAAAACTTTTGCAAGAGGTAACAAGCCCAAGGTTTGAAGAAGCGCAAAACACTTGCCGAATAGCAAAATCGGTAGGTAATGCCTTGTCGTCTCGGGAAGGTGTAATTGTCTATGTTGATAGGGAAGAGAAACTAACCGTGGTGGACTTGCAAACATATACGATTAGTAAGTTGGAGTCTACCTACGACTTGCCCAAGAACTACCAAGAAAAGTTTACTATCTTGAAAGTCATGGAGGACAATCAACCAATCGAAGGGACAGGCATCAAGATGAAGGTATCTGTCGATGATATGAAGTTACATCTTTTCTATCTTGTCTCAGGAAATGTCATAGTAACTCACTAGCAATCTAGTAGTTTAGTCTTATCTAGCAGGACAATCTGACCAAGCGTCAGGTTGTCCTTTTTTATTGGTGTTTTTACCTAGCCCCCTTGCTTTTGTTTATCCCTTGGTGTAATCTTGCGTTAAGTATCTCCGAAGTGAGATAAGGATCTAATACCAAGAGGATATAGTTATGGGGTTTACACCCGAAGGCAAGGTCAAGGCGCGAATCCGTCGCATCTTGGAAATCAATAAGGTCTATCACTTCATGCCCGCAACGGGCGGTTATGGTCGAAGTGGCGTTCCCGACATCATTGGCTGCTACCGAGGTTACTTCTTTGCCATCGAGTGCAAAGCGGGGAACAAGCGCCCTACCGCGTTACAGGAAAAAGAACTCCAACGGATTCGTGACTCAGGCGGTCAGGTTTTTGTCATCAACGAAGAGAATGTGAAGGACATCGAGATTTGGCTAAATATGATGACCGTTCCTGAGAAAAGGATGGGCAGCGATGCGTGATAGGTTTGTTAGCCCCCAAGTGCGCATATTGCTTGAGCGCATGGACATGTGCCCCGAAGAGTTTGTACACCCTTTTGAGTCACGTCATGTAGAAACTAAGTGGAACAGTATATTGTTGGAAGGTCGTTTTAATTGGATTGAAAAGTTTCTAATAAAGCGCAAATACGTTAGGTTAAAGCGTCAGGCTACGCGAGAAGCCATTATGGCTACCATTATGCATAATGAATCAAAAGACTCACCTAATTATTTCTTTGATGCTGTATCCCGCGTAGTCGCAAAAACTAAGAAACAAACATATGATTATTAGCGTAGATTTTGAGACGTATTACGACAGAGAGTTTTCGCTCTCAAAAATGACCACAGAAGAGTATGTGCGTGACGACAACTTTGAAGTGATAGGGGTTGGCGTAAAGGTTGACGATGCCGAGACAGAATGGTTTAGCGGTACATACTCTGAGACCATGCATTTCCTAGGTAAGTTTAAGTGGTCTGAGGCGTTTGTCTTGGCGCATAACACCATGTTCGATGGCGCGATCCTTACTTGGAAGTTTGGTATCAAACCTATGGCATGGCTAGACACCTTGTGCATGGCTAGGGCGATTGACAACGAAGTATCAAATAGCCTTGCAAAACTTGCAGATCGTCTCGGGGTAGGCCAAAAGGGCAACGAGGTCATCATGGCTATGGGTAAACGACGGGTCAACTTTACCCCCGAAGAACTAGCACAGTACGGCAAGTATTGTTGCAATGACGTAGACCTTTGCTACAACATCTACAACATCCTGAAGCAGAACTACAAACTTAAGGAGCTTAAGTTAATTGATCTAACTTTGAAGATGTTTACTGACCCCGTATTACAGTTGAACCTACCCATGCTTGAACAGCACTTGGGGGAAGTTAAACACCGCAAAGAAGCATTGATTGAGAAGGCCATGTCTGACCGCGAGACATTGATGAGTAATCAAAAGTTTGCTATGAAACTAGCAGCCTTGGGTGTGCGCCCCCCGACTAAGATTAGCCCTACCACAGGCAAAGTGGCGTTGGCATTAGCCAAGAGTGACAACGGTTTTAAAGATCTAGCAGAGCACCCAAACGAAGAAGTACAGGCGTTAGTGGCTGCTCGACTTGGGGCAAAAAGCACTTTGGAAGAGACAAGGACAGAACGATTTATTTCAATAGCGAAGCGCGGGAGCCTCCCTGTCCCCCTACGATACTACGCTGCGCACACAGGCAGATGGGGTGGAGACGACAAAGTTAATCTTCAGAACCTGCCAAGGAAATCCAAACTCAAAGATGCCATCATCCCGCCCGAAGGCTATGTACTAATCGATGCCGACTCCTCTCAGATTGAGGCACGGACTGTTGCTTGGTTAGCGGGGCAGACTGATTTGGTAGATGCATTTGAAAACGGCGAAGATGTTTACAGAATCATGGCATCTAGGATTTACCACAGGCCGATTGACAAGATCACTACCGCAGAGCGATTTGTGGGTAAAACAACCATCTTGGGCGCAGGCTATGGCATGGGGTGGAAAAAGTTTCAGGCACAGTTAAAAACTTTTGGCGTTGAGATGACCGACCCACTCTGTAAACACATTGTTGATACCTATCGTGGGGTATACCCAAGGATACCGAACTTGTGGGCACAAGCCGAAAAATGTCTAGATGCTTTGGCTAGTGAGGATCTTAAGACTTGTGATTTTGGTACGCAACCACAGGCAGTAAGTTTGCTCCCCGGAGTTGGGTTTGATCTACCAAGCGGACTGCCTTTGAAGTACATGAATCTGCGTGCAATTGAAGAGCAGAACCCCAAGAGTGGGGTGTGGGAAAGGCACTATATATACAACACCCGCAAGGGTACAACCAAGATTTATGGCGGTAAGGTGGTGGAGAACATCTGCCAAGCCGTAGCCCGTTGCGTAATCGGTGAACAGATGCTTCGGATATCTAAGAAATACCGAGTTGTTCTTACGGTGCACGACGCAATTGCGTGCGTTGTTAAGAAAGAAGAAGTGGATGAAGCGACAAAATACATTACCGAATGTATGAAGTGGCGACCAAAATGGGCAGAGACTTTGCCCTTATCGTGTGAAATTGGACATGGAGATAGTTATGGTGAATGTTAGAGGTGTGCAAGCATATAACAATGTAGCGTCATTACAGGGTGCAACTATGAAAATAGACACAGCATTAAATTACACGGCTCACGAATTGAAAGTAAAAGAGTTATTAAAAGAAATCCACGTACACTTACTTGAGAATGACCATGTAGCAGCAGCATCTACAATCGAGCAAGCAATCGTTGAACTGCGGCTAATGAGGGCGGCTGTTAAAAGCCATATCAAAGAATGAAATATACTTGGTCATACAGCAGCATCTCCCTGTTTCAGCAATGCCCTCGCAAGTATTATCGAATGCGGATTGTCAAAGATATTGTTGAACCGCCGACTCCACATCTTGACTATGGCACAGAGGTTCACAAAGCAGCCGAAGATTATGTATGTGGGGACAAGTCACTAGACCCCAAATACGCTTTCATAAAGCCGACGCTAGATGCGCTCAAGGCGCTTCCCGGTATTAAGTTGTGTGAGTACGAGATGGGCGATCATGCTCACCTTGTGGACTACAAGACGGGCAAGTCTTCTCAGTATGCTGATACTAAACAGTTAGAACTTCTGGCGCTATTAGTTTTCAAGCACTTCCCCCATGTGCAGTCGATAAAAGCAGGGTTGGTATTTGTTGTAGCCCAAGACTTAGTCAAAGCCTCATTTGTAAACAACATACAAGAAGATGCGTGGGGGCGATGGTTGCCTGAGATTCAAAGGCTTGAGGCTGCTATGACAAACGACGTATGGAACGCAAGACCGAACTTCACATGCAGAAAGTTTTGCCACGTAAAAGACTGTGAGCACAATGGAAAAGGACAATGGAGATGACAGCCAAGAAAACCCCCAAAGTTGAAGAGGTTACTTTCCCTTTAAATGATGTACCTTATGAAATGCGTAAATTAGCGTGGCCCTTTAAGACTCCAAAAGAGCATGAACTAATTCTTAAGTGGGCTAGAAAACAAACCAAGATAAGGAGAATTGTGTTTCCATGAGCGCAAATGATGAACAGGTTGGCGGTACGCATTACAAGGACAAGTCTATTCAGCCTTGGGATTACATAGCTGCCAACAACATCGGGTACTTTGAGGGCAACATTATTAAGTACGTTTCTCGGTGGCAAAGCAAAGGTGGCGTTGATGATTTAAATAAAGCCGCGCACTACCTTGAAAAATTAATTGAGTTGCAAAAGGAGCAATAGCATGTCATACGAACTAGACTACAGGGCACAGGGTACAGCCAATCGTAGGTTGCTATCTGCAGTTGTGGCTTTAGCGATTCAAGATGCGCAATCAAAACCCCGCAGACTAGGGAGACTGCGTATACCCACAGATGAGGCAATTTCTGCAATCTACTTTTTGTTCCAGCATTCTGATACTTATTTGAGCATTTTAGACATAGATCCTCAGCAGTTTCGTGAAAGATTATTGAAGTTGATGTTTGACATGAATAGAAAGATTGCTCAGTTTGACCCGATTAAGCGCCGAAACTTTAGATATAACTATGAATGGATGCGACGTAAAGAAAACATACTAGACCTAACCAAGGCTTACGAAGCAGAACTTGAAAAACTAGATGAGGATGAAGAAAATATATTAGAAACCAAACTAAAGGAGAAGAACACATGAAGAATCGTGAATGGCAAGAACTAAATGTAAACGAAGTAATTCAATTAATTAGTG